CCTAATGCCTTTGCTTCAGTTCCTGCCACAACATCTAAGATGAAATTGTCTGAGATTACAAAGATCAATCTTCATGAGGGCAATGAATTTTTTGAATCTAATAGGGCTTCCCCAACTTTTTCTCTAGAAGATCCAAGAGTTGATGATGAGATACGCCAAGCCGGAGTGAAGCCGATCTCACTAGCTTTGAACAAATATGCTGAGGCCCCACATACTTTCCCTACTCAAGCTTTAGAATTGGCTTATGTAACTATCTTGACAGCTTTATCATCAATAGTGCCAAGAAATGTGACTAAACGCTTGCTTACCTTTAGTGAAACCTTGAATGGAATTCCTGGATTTATGATCCCCATTGATGTAAGAACTAGTATGGGATTCCCTTATGTTAAATTATCACGAGGAACCAAAGGAAAGTCGGCCTTGATTAAAGACATAAATGACGCATATAATACAGGAAAAGAACCTTTCTATGAGATCAATGATGACCCAGATGGCCCAACTTTTCAGGGGGAATTATTATCTACATATTTTTATAATCGATATGAGGAGACTGAGAAAATTATTCGTTCAGGCGCTATACCATCATACTTTGCCTACGAAAATATGAAGGACGAATTAGTAAGTTCGAAGAAAATTAAAAATGCGAAAGTTCGAACTTTTGAGTGTCTTCCTTTAGAAATTTCCTTACTTACGCGAAGATATTTTGGAGTTTTTATGGGTGCGATGCAGCAAAATTGTGTGACAGCCCCGATATCCGTTGGGATAAATCCTACTTCGCTTGATTGGACTTTGCTTTTTCAACGATTGACTAGATTCGGAGAAGAATCTCTAATCGCTGGTGACTACACTAATTGGGATGGTAAGCTTATGGCAGACGTTTTTTTAAAAGCTGTAGATGCCGTTAATATCTGGTATGATGACGGAGAAGAAAATAAAAATGCTCGAATAGCTTTAGTATTATCTTTTATCCATACAGATGTATTGGTACTTAACACTCTTGTTCGTAAAAGGAGTGGTATGCCTTCAGGTGCTCCAGTCACCGCACCCTTGAACTCCCTATGTAACTGGTTCTACATTCTTACTGCCATCATTGACATGTTAGAACAGAAACACTTTGTCCAAGAAACTGGCCAACAAATAACTCCGACTTTTCTACTAGAAAATATAGAAGACGCGTACTATGGCGACGATCATGTCGTAGCTTTATCTTCTATTCTAAGGAAATTTATTAACTTTCAAGACTTCGTCACCTATTTTGGTAACATCGGAATTTTATATACCGATTCCCATAAACGAGAAGAAGTCAACTTTCAGTTTGAGAACATTTATGAAATAACATACTTGAAACGACGCTTTTTGCGCGATAAGGAAATGCCCAAACTGATAAGAGCTCCTCTAGCTTTAGGCTCTATAACAGATATGATTGTGTGGACTAAGAAGTCCCCTTCTACTAGTGATAGTGAAGTATATCGATCTAGAGTTAAAGACTTTGAGGACTCTCTCGCTCAGCATGAGCAAGAAACTTATGACTTGTATATAAAGATTTATAACAGAGCTATCGATACTGTCCTCCAGAGCAAACCTCAGCTCGCTAAAAATTATCCAAAAATATATACACCATACTCATTCCACACCCAGAACTTTCTAAAGGAGAGGGGAGCGTTGGAATAAACCTACACTTGTCAAGCTAGGAACAACTCCTGCCCTGCATACTCATATTTAATAGATGTGAGCTTACTGCTGGATGGAGCCTCTCTGTGACTTGTCGTAGTTTCTTG